GTTTGCAAGTTCAGTACCGCTTCCTATAATTTTCAGTGTTGACGAACCAAATCCTTTTGTGTCAACTGTAACAGTGCTTATTGAAGAACAAGGGACAGTAGCATATTTACCATAAGCGTTTTTGTAAGACAGGAACTTTTCATCCAAAGTAAATTTTTGGCCAGATAAAATTCCACCTGGCTTAAAAGTAGCTTTACTCATTTTTAAAGCATCTCCTTTTTTTATTTAAGCTTACCAAAAAATATATTCGATAGCAATATTTTATTTTTGCAAGGATGAGTAATCATGGAAATAGGCAATCTCTGGGTAAAATTAGGTCTTGGCTCCGGCGAGTTTCGGAAGGGGTTAAAAGATTCCGAACGTGATGCGCGCACATTNGGCNACTCNCTTTCNGGNGTNTTTAAAACAGCAACCAANTCTGCTCAGGCATCTTTGCGCAGTTTAGGACANGTGCGCTTAAAAGANGTTATGCAGATGCCNGAATTTAAGTCAACNATTNANGAGCTTCGGGATNTGCANCTTNATTATCAGCTTACTACCTCTAAAATGGCAATGACTGCAACCGGGACGCAGAAACTTGAAGCACAATTAAACCATTTGAATCAAGTCCTTGACGCTCATCAGCGGGGTATGAACATAATTAAACAGACTTACGAGAAAAGCATTGCCGAAAAAGGAAAAGATGCTGCTGAGACAAAGAAGCTAGAATCAGAATTAAAACGGCAACAAATAACTGAAAGTAATTTAAAAAACCAAATAACATCAACAAATAATGCTTTGCAGCAACAGGCGCAAGCAGCCAAGGACACCGGCGGGGCAATGAGCAAGCTCAGAAGCTCTACGCAAGCAGCAGCCGAGGGGTCAAAAATATTGCTGGGTAGTGTTGCTGCAGTAGGTGCAGGATTGATTGCGGCAGGTATAAAGTCAGTAAAAGCGGCCGCACAGATGGAAACAGTTCAAATTGCATTTACTACCATGCTAGGCAGCGGAAAAAAGGCTGCCGCGCTGATGAAAGATCTACAGGCATTCGGCAGGGAAACACCTTTTGAATTTCCGGAAATACAAAAAAGCGCAAAATCATTATTGGCTTTCGGTGTTGAAGCGGAAAACATGAAAGGCACTCTCCGGGCGATAGGGGATATTGCGTCTGGAGTTGGAATGCCACTTAATGAATTGGCTGAAATTTACGGTAAGGCCAGGGTGCAAGGAAGGCTTTTCGGTGAGGACATTAACCAACTAACTGGCCGTGGTATTCCAATTATTGGAGAGTTAGCAAAACAATTTGGAGTATCCGAGGGCGAAGTAAAAAAATTAGTTGAATCCGGCAAGGTTGGTTTTCCGCAATTAGATGCGGCATTTAAAAGTTTGACTGCCGAAGGTGGGCGCTTCCACAATATGATGCAAGCGCAGTCAACAACTCTTCCGGGCATGTGGTCTAATATGATGGATGCCATAGGACAAAGTGCTGTGGTAGTTGGTCAGGAGATCATAAAAGCATTTGACCTGAAAGATAAATTGCAATTTGTTATTGATGCCTTCAGCAGATTAAGTAATTTACTCACGGAAAAAGGACTTAAGGGAGCACTGGAGGAGATATTTCCACCTAAGGCGCAAGTTATAATATCAATGATTGCTGGAGCTATCACGGCCGCTCTTATTCCTTCTTTGATTGCTCTTGCTAAAGCTTTTGTGTTAGCCGTAGTCCCGATGTGGCCACTCTTAGCTGTAGGAGCGGCGATTGGAGCATTGGCTTATGTAATTGTAAAAAACTGGACACCAATAAAAGGGTTTTTCCAGAACCTTTGGACATCAATAAAAACAATAGTAGTTTCCGTTGGAACGGCCATTGGGGGATTTCTAAAAAACTGGGGGCCGACTATTTTAACCATTATAACAGGCCCGCTTGGATTATTGGTTGCGACAGTAAATAAAAATTGGACTGTGATAAAAAATGCCACTATTAATTCCTGGAATGCAATAAAGAACATAGTAGTGGCAAAGGTAAATGAAGTTGTTACAGGCATTAAAAATGCGTTTTCTAGAATAGCTAATATAGCTAAAGAAGCATATCAGTGGGGAAGAAACATCATTCAAGGGCTTATTAATGGCATTACAGGTATGCTTGGCCATGTCAAAGATGTTGCGGGTAATGTTGCCTCTGGTATTCGGGACAAAGTAAAAAATCTTTTAGGCATATCCTCTCCCTCCAAAGTTATGGAGGACTTTGGTCTTGCAATATCTGAGGGCCTGGCAAAAGGTATTGAAGAAGCAAGTGGTAAGCCGATTGATAAAGCGACATTAATGGCTCAAGTAGTTACGGATGCGCTCAGCAAGGTAACTGGAAACTTAACTCTTGGAATACAGGTTAAACAGGCGCAATTTGATCTTTTACAGGCAAAGCTTGGCGAAACAGCAGATGAAAGTATGTTGTTGCAAGCAAAAACGGCAATGCTTACGGATCAATTAGATATTCAAGCCGATGTAGTTTCCGTCGTACAATCCGCGTATGAAAGAATGACAGTAGCAAAAGGAGAAACTGCACAAGAAACCCAGGAACTACAATTGCGTTTGCTTCAGGAGCAAAAAACGCAAGCAGAATTAGAAACGCAACTCAAGCAAACTAATAATGCATTAGCTGGGCAGCAAGATAAACTTGAATCACTTAACCAGCAAATGCAAATAGCTAATCTACTTTATGATATTGCCCAGGCACAGCTAGGCCAAAATGCTACAGAAGCTGAAAAGTTAAACTTACAGCATGTTAATCTTACAAAGCAGTTAGGTATTCAAAGTCAGATAACCGCTGAATTAAATAATGAATATGCACAATCTGTATCAGAAAAAGGTAAAGATGCAAAAGCTACGCAGGAGCTCTATATTAAACTTCTCGATGCCCAAAAAGCGCAGGCTGATTTAGCGGCTAAATTAAGGGATACTAATACAGCAATTACCGAGCAGACAAAAAAGCTGGAAGAACAGAAAGAAAAAGTAGTCGAGACGGCAGAGAAGTACCGCCAGGACATGGTTGCCGCACTCAATGACTATCAAAATAATGTTGCTCAGGTTAACCAAAAACTTGCCGACGATGAGCGCAAGCTAACCGCAGACTATGAAAACGCCATATCTCAGCGTGCACGATCTCTCATGGACTGGGTTAGCTTATTCGACGCTATCCCTCAGGAAACAAATGTTACCGGACAGCAACTACTTGGCAATCTATCGGGCCAGGTAGATGCATTTAAAACCTGGCAGGAAAATTTAAAGGTTTTGGCGGCCCGCGGGGTTGATCAAGGCCTCATTTCCGAATTAGAGCAAATGGGGCCGAAAGCCAGTGGGGAAATAGCCGCTCTTTTAACCCTTACCGATGATGAATTAAGTCAATACGTTCTTCTTTGGCAGGAAAAAAATTCTCTTGCCAGGCAGCAGGCAGCCGAAGAATTGTCCGGCTTACGAGATGAAACACAGACTAAAATAGAAGAGTTGCGATCTAATACTTCCATCCAACTGGAGCAATACCGCCAGGAGTGGGAGAAAAAGAATCAGGAAATCCGTGATAATACTGTTAAAACGCTTCAAGGCATGGTTGATGAGGCAACTAAGCAGGGGACAGCCTTTATACAAGCATTAACAGCCGCTATAAGTGCAGCAATGCCTGGGCTATCTGCTGCATTAACTGGATTACCGGGAGCTCCGGTTGCTGGTGATGTAGATCAGACCGGCCAGGTAGCAGACCAAAAGCAAGGAGTTACAAGTGAAGCGCAAGACCAGGCTAGTCAGCACGTAGCCATTGTACAAAACGAAATGGCGGCCTTATTGCAAGCATGGACTAACGCTGGTAGTCAGTTAACAGCAAAGCAAAACGAAATAAAAACACAAACGCTAACAATCTGGCAGGAGATTCAGCAACGGTTATCTGTCCTGTGGCAAAAAATAAACGCTGATTTAACTAAAGCATGGACTGACAACAGGAACTTTGTCTTTAGCGTACTACAGCAAGTTGATACCCGTTTCCAAGCTACAGTAAATGCAGCTGCTAACTGGGGACGCAACTTAATAAACAATTTCATTGCTGGCATACAGTCAATGATGAGCCAGTTAGCAGATACGCTTCAACAAATTACTGAAACGGTAGATGCTTATCTTGGTTTTCACTCTCCGACTAAAAAAGGCCCCGGCAGAGAAGCCGATACATGGGCGCCTAATTTGGTAAAGATGTTTTCCAGCGACTTAGCAAGTGGCGTCTTGCCGGTACAAAAAGCAGTCTACCAGTTGGCCGCTCCCATATCTGACATAGCGTATGGCTCTGATAGTAATATTAGAGCGAATCCGCAAATGTTACTTGAAACGCTCCGGGCTCCGGCGGTAAATGTAGAAGCAATAACGCCTTCAGTTGCTATGGCAGGCGGAGAAGGTAATGTATTTAACATCAGTATCACCGGCAGTAATGCAGAAGAAATATGGGAGCAACTGGAGAGAAAGCTCTACCGGTATGGAGTGAGGTGGTAATGTGTCATTAACTATTACCATTGCTGGAGTTAACCGTACGGCCGATGTAAAAATAGATGGGTTTGAGATTGAGCAGGCTTTAGGCTATGAGCAGGATACTTGCTCATTCACCTTAAAAAGTGGTGAGAAACCTATTGAGGGACAAGAAGTTATTGTTTCTTCTATTGGGAGTTCCGGTGAAATTAGGTTTTTTGCTGGTATTATAACTGCACCTAAAAAGGAATCAAAAACGCCTAATATAACCTGGCATAAAGTAGAAGCTGTTGATTATGGCTATATGCTTGATCGTAGGCTGGTAGTAGAAACGTATGAAAGTATTTCTGCCAGCAGTATAGTAATGGATATAATTAATAAATATTGTCCAGGATTTACCGGCAATAATGTTGTTTCAGGTGCCCCGGAAGTAGAATATATAAAATTTGATTACGAAAGACCGACGGAAGCATTTAAGAGACTATCCGAGTATGTCGGCTGGCAGTGGTACGTTGATTATTATAAAAATGTCCAGTTTTTTGAAAACTATAATGCTTATGCGCCAGTAGAAATAAATTCCAGCACGGCGATAAGAAAATTGAAACACGATATAGATATTCAGGGGCTTAGAAACCGTGTTTTTGTTCTAGGAGGTAAATTTCTTTCAGATTTTCAAACGTTTGAATATGTTGCTGACGGTAAAGAGCGGATATGGGTGCTAGCCCACGAGCCGTATTTACCCAGTGTGGAAGTCTCTGAAGTTACAAAAACTATAGGGCTGGAATCAGTAGACGATGAATCGGGCTACGATTATATGTATAGCCAACGAGAAAAATATATACGTTGCTCCTCGCATACAACAACCCCTGCCAACGGAGCTACTATGTCATTTACTTATAAATACCCGATGGATGNTATTACAATGGTTGAAGATCTGGCTAGCCAGCAGGCTATTGCCGCTATTCAGGGCGGCGATGGAATATACGAGCATAAGATTGTTGACGATTCGTTGATAACCATTGAAGCGGCTGAAGCTGCTGGACAGGCTGATCTTGCCGAGTATGCAAATCCGCAGGTGAAAGGTAGTTTTGAGACGGAGATTGCTGGGTTTGCACCTGGACAATTGCTTACAATAAACTTACCACAACGTGGAATAAACAACCAATTTATTATTCAAAAAGTTAATATAAGCACTATCGGTAATAAGTTAATATACAAAGTATCATATGGCGGCAAATTGAAAGGTATCCCAGATTTACTGCAAGCGTTAGTCAGCGGTCAACAGCAAAAAAAGATAGCGGATGTAAAATATCAAACTAAGTTTGTAGCCGGCGACGATTACGTTGGTATTCTAGATGCAGCAATAGTGGAGCAACGTACTGATTCTTGGTATTGCGGAGATGTGGATGCAATTTGTGGAGAAGTAGTTTGTATGTGAGGAGTGATTTTCCTGGAAGGACTTAAAATAAAAGGCGAGTGGTTTTTGCAGTATAATAACGATCCCTGGATTGGCCCTCTTCCAAATGATATGGAAGTTGGCGGTTTATCCCGTCTGGCGCAACATACGGAAACGCTTCCATCATGCTACATAGCGATAGGTGCGGCTGGAGGGGAAGTATTCAGAAAAGCAGTTGGAGCGGTTATTCGGTCGTCAAATTTACTCAGGTTCCGGTCTACGTTATCACTTTCTGAGGGAAATGGAGATCATACATGGCTGGAGCTTTACAGCGACGCTTCCGATACGTCAGGAAGCGGGACAAAAATAAATCACCTGAATCAAGATTTTTCAAAGACAAATGTACAGGTACTTAATATTGAATGTCGCTTGACATTCAAGCAGGGAGCGTGATGGGTACGTGGCAGTATATTCATACAAAAATGGCGTTACCCCTTTAAATGAATCTACGATGAATCCGCTTATTAATCTCCAATCTTTTGTCATTACTTATGAGGGTACTCAAAGAGACGCTAAAACTGGTGCTGGAGTTAATGAAAATAATCTATCTGTAAATAATTATTGCTGTCGATTCACGGCCACGGGGACAACTGAAGTAGGAAGAATAGAATTACATCTTGATAAAGATGGTACTGGAAGTGATCTTGTTGTACAGATTCGCTCCGGAATGNATCCGGGAGNCGGAGAAGATGGCACGTTACTAAAGGAAGTATTTATTCCGGCTGAACATATTCCAATCAGTGCAGCGTATATCAGTATCCCGATCAACCTCACTGGCCTTACTTCCGGATCATATTACTGGATTCTAGTTAGAAAAGGAGGAGATGCGACAAATCACTTGGATTGGGTAGGGGAAACTTCACAGGATGCAAATTATCCTGCATATTATCGAGCGGGAAGTTCCGATGCATGGACAAGCAATAATGCTTTGCATTTTCTGG